GTTCAAGACAACATTATGATGACCTATATTCACATTTGTTAGATAACGAATCTTGGGAAACAATCGTAGAGGAAGCACATGACACAGCTTGTACATTACCTGATTGGGATGAACAAGACCATGTAGATTGTATGTTGTGGTCTGGTAAAAGAACTTACAAATGGTTAATGGATAGAAAGAGAGCAGCAGAAACTACAGGTGGTAGAGCAATATACGAAATGGTTTATCTTAATGTAGCTATGCCTGATGGATTAGCTTTATTTGATAGAGTAGAAATAGAAGAGTGTCGTGACCAAAAACGTGACATTGGACACGTACCACAAGGTACAAGACTTATAGCAGGATTAGACCCTGCATCTACAGGTTATCAAGCTGCATTTTTATGGGCATACGATTCAGTAACTAACAAGTTGCATATGGTAGATATGAATAACAACTTAGGTGGTGGTATTCCACAAGCATTAGAGATAATAAAAGAGTGGTGGGTTAAATATAATTTATCACATTGGGTTATTGAGGAAAATGGTTTTCAGAAAGCAATACGACAAGATAAAAGTATTAGAGAGTTTGCATCTAAGCATGGAATATTTTTAGAAGGACACGAAACACACAAGAATAAGTTTGACCCAATCTATGGTGTTACAGCTATGCGACCTATGTTTCAAGAACAAAATATTTCTTTGCCATATCTTAGCTTTGAAGCACAAGAGAAGGTAAACTTATATACAAGTCAGTTAGTGTACTTTAGTTCTGCTAGGAATAAAAGCAAGAGCGTGGGTACAAAAACTGATATTGTTATGGCTAGTTGGTTTCCAATGAGAGCAATTAGGCGTATGCAAAAAGAACGCTTTGCAGAACTAGGATATGATTATAGTCCTAGCTTTACAGGGTACGAATCTAGTAATATGGATATAGATAATTGGAGATAAATGCCATTAAATAGTGAAAAATTATACGACAGAATAGATTACCTAAGAGTTATTAATCAAGAACAAATGATTGATAGGTCTAGGATTCGTGACATTATGAATGGTGGAGAAGCAGCAGTTAAAGCGTTGCTAGGTAATACAATTAATGTGGAGTACCACGAGTTACCTGCACCTAATTTATTTTTAACTGCACTAGAAAGATTTGCACAAAAATTAGGTAGAAGTCCTGATTTAAAAGTTGATGTAATTAATGAAAAAGATAGCGAGAGAGCTAAAAAGAAATCAGAGAAAATAGAAAGAATTGTTACAGCTTATGATAAGTTTCAAAAACTAGATAAACAATTACCACAAGCAGCTAGATGGTTACCTGGTTATGGTTTTGTTGTTTGGACAATATCACATAGAAGAGATAGAGATAATGTTCCATATCCATATGCAGAACTACAAGATTCTTTTACTTGCTATCCAGGAACATTTGGTAATGACCAACAACCTGATGAGTTAGCAATTATTCGTAGAGTTCCACATAGAATATTAGCTGACCAATATCCAGAAGCTAAAGCATATATATATCAACAAGAAGATAACACAGGTTTTCAAAATCCATACTCTGCACTACTTGATAGTACAGATAGAGCAGGTAGTTGGGCGAACTCAACAGGTCATGGAAAAGTAGTGGTTCAATATTATGACAAAGAAGGAACATACGTATTCCTACCAGAAAATAAAAAGATTATAGATTTTATACCTAACATACTTAAATCTGGTCCTGCGTTTGTTATAGCTAAACGATATGCGTTTGACCAAATGCAATCACAGTTTCAACACATTACAGGACTTATGGCAAACATGGCAAAGATTAATATTCTTGGAACTATTGCTATGGAAGATGCAGTATTTACAGAAACAAACATAGTCGGTGAGATTGAATCAGGAAAATATAGAAAAGGCAGATTTGCTGTTAACTATCTAACACCTGGTTCGCAAGTGTCTAAGCCAGTCAATAATCTACCATACCAATTATTTCAACAAGTAGATAGACTTGAAAGACACCTGCGACTTGGTGCATCATATCCTGTATCTGATGATGGACAATCTCCTAACAGTTTTGTTACTGGTAGAGGTTTAGAAGAGTTAGGTCAATCTGCATCATTACACGTTAGAGAGTATCAAACTATTATGAAAGATGCTTTAGAAGAAATGGATGCTAAACGACTTGAATATGATGAGTTGATGTTTGGTAAACTTCGTAAACCTATGGCAGGTAGATATAAAGGAACATCCTTTAAAGAAAACTACACACCAGAATCTGACATATCAGAAATTTATGAAACAAGAAGAGTTTATGGTGTTATGGCAGGTTTTGATGAAGCACAAAAAATTATTACTGGTTTGCAATTAAAACAACAAGGAATTATTGACACACAGACACTTCAAGAAAATATGGATGGATTAGATAACATCAGTAGAATACAACAACGTATACACTCTGAAAGAGCTGAAACTGTTTTGTTTGAAACTCTTATGGCACAAGCATCACAAGGCGACCAAAAAGCGTTAATGGCAGCAATAGAGATAAGAAAAAATCCACAAAAAATGTCAGAAATACTAGATAAATTTTATACAGCAGAAGGTGAAGAACCTACACCAGAAGAATTAGCTTTACTTGGAATGGGTGGACCACAGATACCTGCAGGTCCTGGTGGTGGATTACCAGGAATAGAACAAGTATTAGGTGCATTAGGTCAACAACCACCACAACCACAAGGAGTACCTAGTGGATGAACAAGAAGTTATCGCTAAGTTTTATAATATAATTAATGGAGAAGATTGGTCTGAAGATGTATTTACAGGCACAGATGAGGGAGAGATAGTTATGAAAAACTTTATTACTATACCTACACCACATCCACACTTTTTTATTAATTTAACATTTGAGTACGAATATAACCCAAGACTAGGAGATGATTTCTTTGGCTAAATATAACAGAGGAAGAAAAAGTAAAGCATTAGAGGAAGCTACTGACCTAACACAATCAGGTGCGTTTGCAGATATAGTTGCACCACCTAGAAAAGAAGGCGACCCAACAGGACAAACAACAGCATTGGAACAACAAGCAGAAGCTATTAGTCCAATGCAACAAGAAGTAGGTACTACAGGAGGTATGCCTAGCATTCCTAACTTGCCACCTATGAATATAGCTGCACCAACAAACAAACCTTTTGAACCAATACAATCAGGAATACCTTATGGACCTGGTGACAATGGTGGTATGGTTATACCTACTGATACAGTAGCTAATATTTTTAAAGCAGCTAAACGAATATTACCTGACCCAATATGGGATGAGTTATTAGAAGCAGATATAGACATAGGATAATATGGATTACAAATCTAATTTTTTTGTACCTTCATATTTCAAACAAGGTTTAGC